GTCCAATATGCGGCGTTGCCTCCGCCTCATCAGGCATCGGCTACGCGGGCCTAGCATCCGTGCTACGTCCATGAAGTTATCGTCGGACATGGCCTTCCACTTAGGCTTAACGTAAACTCGCTCCGCAGTGATCACTCTCCCGGCAAACTCGGCGACTGAGGCCTCTTCGAGTGTTTTACTCTCCGAGACCGGGCAACCAAGACGAGCTAACATCTCGCGATATCGGTGGTAAAGACCCCGATCACTGATTACGATGTCGTCACCCAAAATCCGGTAAACTTTTGAGGAGGAATGAATTTGCTGTATGAAGTCTCCATTGGCCCTGACGGGGTCACAGAGGAGAATCAGCAAGTGGTGAGCCAATGCGAACATACAGAAGGATGGTTTCAACCCAAGTGGTTGGCCCCTTCTCCAACGTATGCTCTCCCACTTATCCATTTGATCCGTTTTGATCGACCAGGGCGCTTTGGCTAATGCACAAAACGCATCCACATCGTTGGCAAGACGACGGGAACCAATGCTCACCGCGTATGAGCGAAGGAATAACTCCTGCACTTTTAGCGGGAAATTGTTAGTAGCATCGCTTAGGTCGACGGACCATAACTTATGTCCTCTCCTGAGTTGCTGTTGCGCCCATTGGACGCCCTTAGCTTGATCGAGTGTGCAATCAGCCGGGAATAATCCCAGCAGTTGGGACACATGTTCATACAGTGGTTCCATAGCTGTTTGGAAAAGCCTGTGCGGATTGGCAACCGCTCGAAGCTTGCAGCTAGGTTCTTGTATGAAGGAAATCTTGCCGACAGCCAACTGGCCATACCGTTCAGCTCGGTGATGACCGAAGGCCCCTAGACCTTGGGGCTTCATGGAAGTTACTTGTCGGGCCACATCATCGATACAGTTGAACCTCCTCCAGTGATAGAAATCCTGGAAGGCCAATATGTCAACTGCGTCCTCGATTTCGGTCTCAGGGACCGTAGTGCACTTCTCACCAACCGCTGTAGCCCGAGGCATGCGCCTCGCCTCAGACGCTGGGTAGTGAAGGATACTCGGTGGATCTGATTTATACTCCACAGTCACCTCATCATAGAGGGCCTGGATGGCGCTATCATCACCATCGATAGCCTGTTGTAGGCGGTGGGCGAGCACTTTAGACTCTTTGATCTTTGCGATCTGGGAGCCACAGTACTGGTACCACCTGACCACCCCCCCGTCAATGGGTGTGGGTTTCCGTGTAACGGAACCTACGAACTTCTCCAGCTGCTTCTTACTAGCACGTTCAAGTGCTAGCGTTGACGAAAGCTCTAACACCGTGAGTGCTAATTCAGGACGGAT